GCCCGCAACCGCGCGCTTATCGCCGGGCAGACCGGCCCCGCCGCCGGGCGGCGCGGGCTCGCTTTCATTGCCACCACCGCCGGGGCCCGCGCGCCGACCGCCGCCACCACCACCACCACCGCCGCCGAGTGAAGCGCGGATGACTGATGCGCCGCCGAACGTGCCGCCGCCGCCCGCCGCGCTGTCGCCGCCAGCATCGAGCGCCATTTTCTTAAAGGCGTCGACGACACCCTCGCTGGTGCCGGTCTTGATGACCTTGATGGCCTCATCTTTGTTGTCGCCGCCCTGCAAGCTCTGCGGCTGCCAAAAACGCTTTTCAACGCTTTCGTTTGGCGTGGTGAAATGCGGCAGGAATCCGCGCCAGCCTTTCTTTTTCCAATCGCCAACCGGGTCAGGCAATTGGCCTTTGATCTCTTTCAATAAAGCGGTGATTTTAACAAGGTCGCTGTAGATGCTGCCAAAATCTCGAGCCGCCTTGGTCACCTCGTCGGCGATCTTGGTGGCGCTGCCCGAAACCAAATCGAGCAACTTGGTGAACTCGTCGAGCCCACCCTTTTGCGCCAGCCGGTTGATAAACTTTTCCCAAGCGGTCGCCATGTTGGTCATGGCCTCGTCGAACCGCTGCGCCGAGTCCTTGGTTGCCTTGTCGAGCGGCCCAACGGTTTTGCGATATTCCTCGATGGCGCGCTCGCGCTCGGCCCTCGGTATTTGCGAAAGGTTGGCGGGCAATTGCAGCCGCTCAAGCACAAGGCGCTTTTGCCTCGGGTCGGTCATCCGGTCGATCACCTCAAGCGCGTAGTCGAGCTGTTTGTTTACATCCCGAATATTTTTCAGGTCGGTGCCGAGCCAGCTAATGCCGTGAGTGCCGAAAAACTTTTGTAGGTCGCCGGTGCCGATGCGGAGCTTATCCATTTCCTCAGAGAAGCCGCGAAACCCGGCGCGCATTTGCTCGGCGGTGATGCCCACGCGGCGACCGACCGCCTCAAGCTCGCGCATCTTGTCGATGCTGATCTTGGTTTCTGTGCTTAAACGAGACAGCTCGACGATGCTGCCGCCGAGGCTCTTGAGCCCGGCGACAAACGTCGCCAGCGTCCCGGCCACACCGGCAAAGCCGAGGCCAAGCACGCGCATACTCGGCATTAGCGTCCCGGTGACGGTCGACGCCACGGTGTGAATCGACGTTCGCAAGGTGTCAAAACTCTTGGCGGTTTTGGTCGCTCCCTCGCCGCCCTTGTTGCTAAGCCCCTCCAGCTCGCGCTTTAGATTGACCAGCGGGCGCGAAAATTTGTCGACCACCTCGACGACGATCTTGGTGGCTTCCTCTTGATCGGCCATCGTCAGGCGCTTTCAGTGTGCGGCACATAACCGCGATGCAGCTCGACATCGGAAAACACGCCGCTCGTCGATGCGGTGGTTTTGGTGCCGCGCGGAAAGCCATTCATCTCGACCCGCACCTTGGCCGCGCCTTCCATGTTGCCGTCTTGGCCGTTGCTGTTGGCGGCCTCGCGCAGCCGCTCGCGCGGCGGCGGCGGCTTGTTATCCTCGTCCGCTTCCGCCGGGCGCGAGCGCGGCAGCGGCACCTTGTTGCGGGCATCTAGCTCGTCCTTGCCCAATATCTCGGCCTTGCCGTCGCGCCCGATGTGCAGCGTCAGCGGGCCCTTGGCCGCTTCCTCCAGCAACGCCTTTTTGAATGCGGGCCACTCGGCGCGCGGCACCGCAAAGCAGCCAGCGGTATAGAGCCGGTCGAGCGTCGCACTGCTCGATGGATGTATTTGGATTCCGGCGCGTGGCCGCCCCGGGTATCTCGGGTCGTCGATCTCGCCGCCGGGCCGCCCGATAGTGGCCGCCGAGCCGTGCGACCGCCCCCAAGGGCCCATGCCCGCGCCGGGCCCGATGTTCACGGGCCAATCGCCATAAGGTATCGAACCGCGACCGCGCCCGCCCGAGCCCCAATGGAATGTTTTTCCGCCGACCGTGACATTGCCGCCGATGTAGCCGGGCCGGTCGGCTTGGTTCGGTGCGGCACTGCCACCGCCACCACCGCCGCCGGTCGATGGCGTCGACGGTCGGGCGCTGGCCGGGTCGCCGCCACCGCCACCACCACCGGGGCCGCGCGAGCCACCACCGCCGCCGCCACCGCCGCCGCCGCTCGGGCCGAGCGAGGCGCGGATCACCGGCGCGGTGCTGCCGTCGCCGCCGCCCATGTCGAGCGCCATTTTTTTGAAGGCATCGACCACGCCCTCGGTGGTGCCGATCTTGATAACCCGGGCTTGCTCGTCCTTGCCGCCGCCCTGCAAGCTTTGCTTTTGTGTGATGCCGCCCGACGACTCGCTCGGCTTTGGCACGTTGCCGCCAAAAAACAGTCTAAGGCCAACCGCCACAGTGCTGATCGTGTCTGCGAACGATGTGGCATTGGCGGCCATCGTTTCGAGCAATTTCGACATGGCGTCGAGGCCGCCATTGGCCGCCAGCCGGTTGGTAAATACTTCCCAACCGGTCCCGAGCTTAATCATCGCTTCCTCAAAGCGAAGCGCCGACTCCTTGGTTTGCTTGTTCAACGGCCCGACGGCCTTGCGATATTCCTCGATGGCGCGTTGCCGCTCGGCGCGCGGTATCTGTGCCAAATTTTGCGGCAATTGCAGCCGCTCCAGCACCAGCCGCTTTTGCCGTGGATCGTCGATGCGGTCGACCAGCTCCAGCACGTAATCAAGCTGCTTGTTTACGTCCTTGATGTCGCGCAACTCGCGGCCAGCCCATCCGATGCCGTGTTGCGAAAAAAACGCTTGCAGCCCGCCGGTGCCGATGCGGAGCTTGTCCATTTCCTCGCTGAAGCCTCGGAAGCCCGAGCGCATCTGTTCCGAGCTGATGCCGACGCGGCGAGCCACCGATTCCAGCTCGCGCATCTTGTCGATGCCGATCTTGGTTTCGGTGCTTAGGCGAGTCAGCTCGTTGATGCCGCCCGCGAGGTTTTTCAGCCCCGAGACAAAGCTCGCCAATGTCGCGGCCACACCGGCAAAGCCGAGGCCCAATACTTTCAGGCTCGGCATCAGCGTCGAGGTCACCGACCGCGAAACCGTATGGATCGACTCGCGCAGCTCATAAAAACCCTTGACGGTTTTCATCGCGCCGTCGCCGCCCTTGTCGGCGAGGCCACCGAGTTCTTTTTTCAGATCGACGAGCGGCTTGGAAAATTTGTCGACGACCTCGATGACGATCTGCACCGCTTCCTGTTGATCGGCCATCGGTCAGCGGTCCTTAAAGGCGATCAGCTCGCGGATCAGATCATGCACGACAGACATCGGGAGGTCGGCAAACTCGAGCGGGCTACAATGAAAATTCAACGCGAGGCCGATGCAATCGCCGATCAGATCTTGCCCGGCACCGGCACGAAAAAAGGCGTCAGCCCCCACGCGGCGGTGATCCAATCGCGCGGCGACATTGCCATGATCGACGACGGCGGCACGCCCGCCAGCGCACTCATCATCGCGTTCATCCGGCGCTCGTCGTGGATGATCTTTGGCGGGTCCGAGATCGGGTCAAAGATCACCGGGTTGCCAACGTTCAACAGGTCGCGACCGGTCGGCTCGCGAAACACCAGCTTGTTGACCTGTTGACCGTGCGCCTCGACCGGGCGCGACAGCTCCAGCGTATAGGCTGGCAATGGCGCGTCGGGCTTTTCCTCGGGCAGCGGCGGGGCCGCCGCCGCTCTGGCCTTGATGTCAGCGACGGCCATTTATGCCGCCACCGAGGTTAGCTCATCGAGCGACATGCCCTCAAAGCGCACATGGAATTGCCCATCGCGCAAGTTGACGGTCGAGCGTTCGGCGCGCCATGCGTTGCGCAAAACCCAAACCGTGCCGTTGGCCGCCTCGACGGTGATCGTCGTGTCGGTCATGTTGTCGATGTCCTCGACGACGGTGCCCTCCAGCGTCGACACATCGCCCGCGATGTACGGCACCACCGGCAACTCGGAATAGCCGTGCACGCGATCTTGTCCCGCGATGCCGGTGCGCTCGTAGCGTGACGGCATCACCTCTAAGTTTCCGCGAACGGCGAGCTGTGCGCCGTCGGCAGACCAATACGCCACACCGGCAAACCTGTTGCCCATGTTCAAGACTCCTGATGATGTTGGATTGGGTTAGGCGAGCGCGCCGGTTAAGCCGCGACGTTCTGGAACACCGGATATTGCAAGCGGAACTGCGCGAGCACCGCGAACATGCGGAGTTGATTCACCACGTCGGGCGGATAGAGGACATTGACCCGGTTTGGATCGGTGTCGTCGCGCTCGACGATCAGCGCATTTTTGAACGCGTCGCCGTTCTCGACGAGGCCGTCATATTCGTCCTGACGATACTCGGCGACCAGCTCGGCCTTGATGATGTTCGGCGTGACGATGGCCTGACCCGGGCCGAATCTCGTGCCATTGTTCGCAAGTTTGTGACGTGGATACTTGTTGGTGATGGCTTGCCGCATCCGCCGGAACAGCTCGGCCAATGTCGCCAGCGTGGTCATCAGCTCATAGGCGTTGTCGGCTTGGCCGAGCGTGTTTTTCTGGTAGGTCGTTTGTTCGCGAGCGATGGTCGGGATGCCCGCCGCGTTGGTCATCTGTACCGCGAGCCCGATGCCCGCCAGCGCATTGGTTTGCGTCTTGTTGAACCGCCAATTTTTTGGCGCGGGCGTCACACCATCGAGCGTCAGGGTTTGCAGCGGGCGGGCCGGATCAATCGACAGCGCCTTGGCCGCCTCGGCGCAATAGGCCGCGATCCACTCATAGATCGGCGACGGCGATTGCGGCTCAAACGCCAGGATCGACATCACGCCCGAATTGTTGGTCGGGCCATAACTGAAAAGGTTGGCGTAGGTGTCGCGCTTGCCCGTCATCACGTGACCATAGGACTCGCGCAGCCAGCCCCACCGGCCCGAATCGGAAAACCCGTATTCGGTTTCCCAAGCGGTCAGCGAGCCGGTGTCGTTCATGCCGAGCGCGACGTATTCGTAAGGCTCGTCACCGAGCGCCGCGATGCTGTTCGTCCAAACCGGCGTGCCGGTGCCGCCGGTCAGCGTGCCGTTTGCGGGCAGCGTCAACGTCAAGCCGATGGGCAACACCTCGCCGCCGTTCGGCCCCAACACATTGAGGTCGACGCGGATGTCGTTGGCGGTTTGCCCCTTCCATTTCGAGGTCAGCGTGACGACACCAGCGGCGGCGGTTGTGGTTACTGGCAGCGGCAGCGTATCGCACACCGCCTTGATCGAGGTGCCGACAATGGTCGGCGTATCGCCAGCGGCGACGTTCACGTCGACGGCTTGCCCGGCGATGTAAAGCGACAGCGTGCCGGATTGCGTCGGCCCCGCCGTGATGGTGATCGCGCCGGTTGCCACCACGCCAGCCGCCGGTTCGGCGATTGGCAGCAACAGCACCGGCGTTGATTTGTTGATCTGAAAAAACCGCTCGTACATGCGGGCGAGCGGCGAGCCTACCCCGGCGAGATTCTGCGCGTCGGCCACCGAGCCGCACGCAATCGGCACGTCGGGCGGGGCCAAGCCGCTGGCGAGCTTGTAGTCGACCAGCAACGCATACTTTTGCGAGGTCGGCGTGCCCGCTTGCGACGGGTCGACCTCGATGTAGATCAGCGGCAATTTCCAGCCTTGCGGAATGTTATTGAACGAGATCGGCATGGTTGACTCCGTCGGGTTAAGGCAAAAGAAAAAGCCCGCTAGCGCGGGCTCTTGGCTTTCGGTTTGTCGTGATGTTCGCCGGGGTCGCCCCCGCTGCGTTGTTGCTCGGGCGGCGGATCGACGACCTCGCTGATGTCGCCGTCGCGGATCAGCCGGAACGTGTATTGGTCGGCGGTCCACATCGCCCCCTCGGGCGGCATCTTGCCGTCAATCGGATGCGGCGGCACGTCGTCGCGGTTTGGCGTTACTTTTATCTTTGCCATTGTTGC